ATCAAAATTTACTTAATACACGAGCTCAACCCAATTTTTAAGGTAAACTATGGCTTTCGATAAAACTTTACCCACAAATTCTACTAAGATAAGGAACTATCCTACAGTTTTAGGAGACAATTTTGCTGCTATAGAAGAAGGTGATTTAACATTTACTCCTTGGCAAATCAACTTCATAGAACGAAACGCTGTACCAGGTGCTCCACCTCCGGCTAATGATCCTACTCGTCAAGATGACACAATTATTATGTTCTCAAAGCAAGATGGAGCAGGAGAGACAGAGCTTTTCATCTTAGATGATAGAAATCCAGCCAACAACTTCCAAATAACAGAAGCGGGAAAGATTGGTTCAGCTTCTACACAATTTGTAGCTCAAGACATATCTTTTGCAGCTGAGACTGCAACATACGCATCTACAAATATGGTAGCTTATTGGGCAAAAGTAGCTTCAACAGGAATTTTGCAAGGTTCTAGTGGTGGTTTTACAAGCGTAAGGAACTCTCTAGGCAATTACACTCTAACTTTTACAACTGTTCAAGGTAGTGTAAATTATGGCGTGAATGTAACAGTCAAGAACAACAACTCCTCAGACAATCCACACATAGCAAACTATCATACTCCAGCTGTTGGAACAGTCCAAGTGATGATAAGAAATCAAAACGGTACTGCGGTAGACAGAGAATTCTCAATTTCCGTCTTTGGAGGTCGTCCTTAAGATGGGATATCAACCTTTTCTTATTGCTCCTTTCAAAACTGGGCTTGATAGTGATCAAGAATCATGGGCATTGCCTGCGGATGCTTTCACTAATATAGAAAACGGTCATATCCATCACGGTTATATAGAAAAAAGAAAAGGTTACAGATTTTTAGGAGATATGGTTGATGGGAGGCCTATTAGTGCAGCTACAAATGCTGATCCTGCAGTTTTTACTGTTGGATCGACTGCAGATCTTACCACGGGTAATACTATTTCGTTGCATTATTTGGCTGGCGGAACTTGGGCAAATCTTAACGCCTTAAAGTATACTATTACGGTAATCAACGGTACGACATTTTCCTTAACTGATTCAAGTGGCACAGCTGTAGATGGAACTTCTCTTGGAACTTACACAGCAAACACAGGCTATCTAGGAACATTCCCTGCTCTTAGAATCATGGGAATCTTCAGATATATTGCTTCTGACAACACTCGTAAGCTTTTAATATCTGATACAAAGAGAATCTCTATCTATAACTCAGCGAGTAATATATTTGAGCCTCTTGATTTATACGATATAGGCGGTACACTTAGAACAGACTCTGATGTTTGGGCTTCAACTAACCTAGATTATATATGGGCTGCCAACTGGCAACATGCAGGCAATGTAAACCGGGTTTACATTACAAACGGTAAAGCTTATGTTAGTGGTACTCCTGGAACAGATGGAATTGTTTATTATGATGATACAGCAGCTCGAGTTGATCAATTTCAACCTTCACTAAATTCAACAGATACACTTTATGGATGTAAACTCATATTTAGTATTAAACAGCGTTTGGTTTGTCTTCATACTTTCGAGTTTGATACATCCAATACTAATACATTTCCCCAACGAGCGCGGTGGTGTGCTGCTCAAGATCCTTCTAATTGGGATGATACTACTCCAGGCGGTGGTGGTTTTGTGGATGCACCTACAGGTGATCAAATTATAAGCGCAAGAGCTTTACAAGACCTTATCATAGTGACATTCACAGATAGTGTATGGACTTTACGACCAGTTCCTGACCCAGCTTTGCCTTTTAGATGGGATAAAGTTAACGATTACAGAGCATGTGATGGAAAAATGGCAACCGTAGGCTTTGACCGCTATATTGCATCTCTTGGCCAGCGTGGAATTACTGCTACTGATGCTGTTGAAACTAGACGTATAGACGATCGTATAGAGGATTTTGTTAATGATGAGATCAACGACAGCCAATTTGGTAAAGTTTTTGCAGCAAGAGACTATGCACATAGAAGAACATGGGTATTATACCCCGATACAGAAAGCGATGATGCTAACTCAGCGCTAATTTATGATGAAGAATCAGGAGCTTACTCTAAGTATATATTTACTAGAGAAGTTTCAAGTGCCGTAGTTGACCTTAATGCTCTTGGATACGGAGAGGTTTCAATAGATTATGCGGCTCAAGATTTTATTGCAGCTAATGACTTAGATATTTCAGCATCAGATTTGACAGATGAGACAGCTCTTTCATTCTTCTGGTCAGAAGGTGCAGAAATCTTCCTTGGAGGAGATAGAGCAGGTGCTATACATGTACTAGAAACAGAGGGCAATGACAGTGGAAATTCCATTACATTCTTATTAGAAAGTGCTGGTTGGAACCCTTTCAAGGAACAAGGAGTAGAGGCGCAATTCGGTTATATTGATTTTTTCTGTGACAGCGATCAAAAAACTTCTTTGTCAGTAGAATTCTATAAAAACAACAGCGAAACGCCATATATAGATCAAGGAATGGATTTATTACCAGATCTTGGGTTTATAAGTGTCGTTAATGATATACAACTAACAGATGCTGGAGATCCAACACTAGGGTTAACTATATCATCTGGCCAACATGGACTTGCTACTAATGACATCATCTATATATACGGTATAGAGGGAATGGTAGAAGCAAATGATACAGAATTTCAGGTAACTGTTATTGATGCGGACACTTTTACAGTATCTATCGATGCAACTGGATTTGGCACATACACGTCAGGCGGACAAATAGTAGAGAGAAAATTCTATAGGACAAAAGTTTGGAAGCGTGCGTATGCAGGTGGCATAGGATATGTACATAAAATTAAGATTAATGCTACAGGAACGAATAAACCTTTAAGAATACATGCTTTTAAGCCTTGGTTTAGGAAAAGGGGTAAAAGAACACTCGGATGACTCTTCCTACAAATATCATATTTCCTTTAAGAACTGACATGCTTCGCTCTGGTAATCCAGAAGACTTAGATAGATATATGAGAGAGCTTATCTTTAGTCTCCAAAGTATGTATGAGCAACTTGCTCAAGGCATTAATGGTGATATAAGAAGTGATTTTTCTCAAGAAAGTAGAACTTGGACTCCTATTTTAAAAGATACAGCTAATTCAGGAACTACTTTTACATACGATCACCAGACTGGATGGGTTTATAGACAAGGTTTGTTTGTAGATGTTTGGTGTGATGTAGAATGGACAGCTAATTCCGGAGCTATAACCGGAAACATGTATATAGAGCTTCCTTATGAAGTGGCTAATACAAACAATATTCCATTTGTAGGTGTTGTTCAACCTTCTGTTTTTACTTTTACAGGAGGAACAGAGTGTGTAGTAAACGCTATAGATGATACCTACAGAGCTGAAATATGGAATACTGGAGATGGTTTTACGACTGCAAATCAAGGGTCTGTTGCGGCAGGTCGAATTATAATGCACATAAGATACCTAGGAAAACAAAATGAAAGCTAAATCACTAGACGATTTAAAATGGGTTCGTGTCTTTTCACCTGTCCATATACCCAAATATCTCGTAGAACAGATAAGAGACCGAGACTATACCGTAGAGGACTTCTACAAATATCAAGAAATTAATTGCTTGATAAAGAAGTCTGAGGGCCCCACTCTTAATCCTTTTAATCATCTCTATGTTTTAGTAGATCCAGAAAATGTTGTAAAAGGTTTTTTGTGGTTTGTAATTGACTCTCTTAGCAAGGATGCAATTATAAACACTTTTTCTATAGATAAAGAGTATTGGGGTCTAGGAAAAGCTATGAGAAAAGTAGAAGAACATGTAAAAGAATTATTAAAAAAGTTAAAATTAAAGAAAGTATTTTGGCTGACAAATTATGCCAAACACAGTCAGCGCTATGGGTTTAAAAGATCCAAGTCCGTGTTAATGGAATACAAGGAGAAAGAAGATGGGACGCACACTACTCGGGGGCACGAAGAGGCAAGAGGACATACAGCTACTGAGCCCAGAGCAGCAACAGCTATTTAGCCAAGGCTTACAAGATATAGGTCCGCAAGCTCTACAATCGCTTGGACAATCACTTCAACCTCAAGGAGCAGAAGACTTAATGTCTATGTTCCAACAGACTACTGTAGATCCTGCTCTTCAAGCTCTACAACAACAAATACTCCCAGCTATTCAACAACGATTCACCGATGCTAATGCCAGCTCTTCTTCTGCCTTAAACCAAGCTTTAGCTCAAACTGCAACTGATCTTTCCACTTCCTTAGGTTCGCAGTTTGGGCAATTTGCTCAAGGACAACAGCAGCTACAACAAGCAGCTAGAGGACAAGCGTTACCCTTCTTAACTCAACCTACATTTCAACCTACGTTCAACCAGCAACAAGGTATTTTAGGTCCGTTGATAGGAGCAGCAGGACAGATAGGAGCAGGATTCGCAAGCAATCCTACAACATATAACCCTTTTGCAGCAGCTCAACCTCAACAACAATATGGAAGTCTAACTAGATAGGTAAATTATGGTATCTCCTTTAATATTCCAAGACCAATCAGGGCTAGCACAAGGCATCTCTACAGCAGGCGGAGCGCTTGCTCAAGCTTTGCAGCAAAGAGGTAAGCAGCAGCGAGAAGAACAATTAAAAATGAAAAGACAAGAGGGCTTTTCTGGTTTAATGACAGCGCTACAACAACCAGATTTAGATCCGAACATACGTAATCAATCTGTAATCAATGCTTTGTCTAAAAATGTTAAACCTGAAGAAATTAATATAATTGAAAAAGTTCTTCAATCCTCTAAAAAACAAGATTATTTTAAAACAGCTTTAGATCGATCTTTAGATGTTGGAGGATTATCTACGCCTGAAGGTCAAAGTGCTTTTATAGAAGCATATGCACCATATGCAGAAAATCCAATGGAAGTATTAAAACTTTTTAAAAAAGATACAAAAAACCAGACAGTTTTTGATAAAAAAATAGATGAATTTAAGGCCGAGTCAGTAATCGATTATATACAAGGTGGTAAAGAATCATCAGCCGTATTATCAGAAAATTTAGATTATTTAGAATCCAATATAGATAAAGTAGGAAGAGCCAAAGGAATAGCTACAGGAGAGTTTTTATGGTCAGGAAAAGAGTTTACAGAGTACAGAAATAGAGGTAATTTAGTTCTAGATGGAGTTATTAAAGTTTTTAATAAAGCAGGTGTTTTACCTCAGAAAAAATTAGAATGGATAAGAAAAACATTTGCTATTTCTCCTTTTGATACTAAAGAACAAATCAAAGGTAAAATAGCATCTTTAAGAACATTAGCCAGTGATGCAACTGGTTTTAGAGATAAATTAGGCGATTTGATAGATAAGTATGGAAATAATATACCCAATGAAGAATTTATTAAATTACAAACTAAAGTAGATAAAAATTTTAGAAAATTTGAACAACAAATAGATTCACCAGAAAAAGAAACGGTTGTTAATAAGTTACCTGCTTCTGCAAAAAAAGGC